CCATCAACCGTACACCCCTATCAAGCCATCTTGTTGTACACCGTGAACACCAGTCACACCATATAGTGGGTGTGATTTAGTAGGTACGTCTGTTAGATCAATATCGCTTGTAGTGTGTACGAGCATTTCACTTAGATCCCCTACCATTGGACTAGTTACTACATCCTGACCAATTTCGCTATCAGTCAATGTTCCAAAACCTCCAGCTGCTGTTCCGACAGCTCTCCAAATCCCATCGATATATAGATTCCATTCATCTCCTATGCGCTGAAAGCCTATCCAGTGCCATGTGTTCACAATTATGACGCCTGTGGCAGAACGGACCCCCACATAAGCAGCAGCATCTGTGTCGATGTTGATGTCTGATCTACCATCAGGCTGGACATTAATGCTGACGTATGGTCCACTTCCACTAACCCGAAATAATGTATTAGCTCCTGTTAAATCGGTTGTTCTAAACCAACATGAAAACGTAAAGTTGCTATCGAAAGTGTTTCCTAAATCGCTTGGAGAAGCGAGGGCAAAATTCTCTCCTACTGTTCCGACGAAGTGCATTGATTTTGTGGTAAATTTAGTCTGTGTCGTTGCAATTGCTGAAGTGCCCTCTTCAGTAATAACTGCGCCAGTTTTAGACTTATCGGTTGGAACAGAATCTGTGGTGTTATGGCTAAGTGCTAGTACACATAAATTCCAATGCCGATCCCATGTGCCTAGTACGTCTTTACCAATATATCCACCATTGAGAGAACTCATTAGGTGATCTCAAGTACAGACATATATGAAGAAAGATCGCTATTTGCACTCGCGCCGGCCATGATATAATCACCACCTTCAAGCACCCATTTCTTTGATACTGCTTCAAGTGTTGTGTCTGCAGGTACTGCTACAGTCTTCAAGATTTGTGTAGCTGCAGCAGCAGAACTATCGTAAAACCAAATATCTACATCTGCATCATTAACACCATCGATATTTGAAACAATACACGAAAGAACAATAACATTTGCTGCTCCGGGTGCCGTATAGATCGTAGTGTTTGTTGTGTTAACCAGATTAGCGGTTGCGTTCTTAAATGTATCAGCCATTATTTTTCCTTAGCTTAATGCGATTACGAGACCAAGGCTGACCCCGGCCGCGGCAAATGAGATTGTTCCAGATCCATTAGTGATCATTGCTTGTCCGTTCGTTCCACCTGAGATATTCAAGTTTCCAACTGCGGTGGATAAAGCACCATTCAATGTGACCGTATCAAGAGTTGTTGTGCCATTAAGTGTGACGTTATTGCCTGTGATCGTTCCATTCATGTTTAGCGTGCTGCCAACCGGAATTATCGTCAGAGCTGGAGTATTCATTGGAGATGTGAACGTAGCCGCTGCAGCAGTACCACCAAGGACACCGCCCAATGAAACGTCAGCTCCAGAGGTACCAAAGACCTTCCATGTCGTTCCATTGAACTGCATGTAGAAATGAGCACCCGAAACGTCGGAGGTCAGATTTTCCGCCACACCTTCAATTGTCTCACCGTTTCGACCAATCGTCAGATTTGTGGTTGCCCAAGAATTTTCTTCATCTACAAACTCAACAATGTCATCTGCCGAAGGTGATGCCGGAAGCGTAACTGTGAAAGCACCACCCGAAGTGTCCGCTGCAATTTGATCTGCAGCATTGGCAGTATATGTACCGGTCGTGATTTTGTAAGCGGTGAGTCCACCACCTCCGATTGACCCCCAACCTGTCGCTTGCGTTCTTCCTTCAAAACTATCAGTCGAGCCGTTATAACGAAATGAGCCTGGAGGTCCCGAACGTTGTGCTGTTGTACCACGTGGAAGCAACACAGAAGCATTTGAATTGAAAGCTACATTTGCTGAGAACACAGCATTTGCGCCTGTGATATTTACATTTGCAATCAAATGGTTTACAGTAAGATCATTTAAGTTTGTGTTTGCGCCAGCTCCTACAGAAGAAGCTGCATTTGCAGCAGATGTTAAAACAGAATTGAGAGTAGTTCTCATCTGTCCTACTGTATTAGCAACTCCAAGTGCTGGTATACCTAAGCTCATTGTATTGTTGTCCCGTGTTTATTGTTCTTGTTATTTATAACAAACATCCATCAAGAGTGTTTGCCGCCCAGTAAGTACCGTGATCCAAAGCTCCGTTTGAACTTTCATAAGCATTGAATATTGCTAGGACAGTATTTGAACTTGCAACCTTGACTGAGTACATTCCATTAGCTGTTAGCTGCGCAGTATCTCTGATCTCAATGTTGTTGCAATTGGCACTAAAGATAGACTCAAAGAGTGTAGTATTACCTTCGACCATTCTCGATGTTCCAAAGTCACCAAGAGGAATAAGAGAATATGGGCTCATTTCTGTTGTAGCCCAACGTCCAAGCTCTGTGTTCGATACGATGAAGATCGTGCCACCACCCTCATCATAGTTGATATTCATTGAGCTACCATCATAAGACTGTGTAGCTTCTAATTCGTCCTCAATCTCTGGGACAATGATTATAACGTTAGCGACATATGAGTCAATGATACCAGCTTGAACGTCTGCGTTCGCGGCTAGATTCCTTGTAATGACCATCTCTTTATCAATGACCACCGAATGATTTAGATCAGAGATGATCATAACATCACCAAACATCTTCGTACCAGAAGGATGCAAGATCTCTTTTACTGCTTCACGATACTTCTCAACAAAGTTCTCAGAGCGGATGACATAAGAATACTCTTGATAAAAATCGCCATCCTGCAATCGATTGTCCCAGGACAGCCAACCTTTTGTGTCTGTGTACTTTCCTTCATAAGATATCGTACCGCTAATTAATGCTGCAGCCGTTGCGTTCGTCGCGGCGCGTGTCTGATTGTCAACGGTCAGGACTTCGAATTTGCTGTAATCAGCGCCATTGTCGTTGACCGTCGCCGAGCGCATAGCGCCTGGCGCGTGAGCAACAGCAATGACCGCGTTGTTGCCTTTGATGCCACCGATGCTGATATCGGACACTAGCTGTTGATTGCGGATCTCTGTATCCACGATTGACACGGTCGGCAACTGTGTATAGCCAGAGCCCTGACTTGTGACTGTGATCGAATTAATTGTGCCAACCGTGATATTGTTGAAAGCAAAAGCGTTGATTAGATTAGAGCTCGAATTCGCTGCTGCCATATTGGCGCTGAGCGTCGCTGTATTCGTACCCAAGCTTGGAAACAATGGTCCAGTGCCGATAACAACATTTGCCATTGGCAGGATAAGATCAGTACCAATGGACAATACCTCTGTATTCGATAGAGTAGTAATACTGAATCCAGCGCCTTCGCCAATAGTAGCAGCGATAGAGATAATACTGTTCGAGCGATAGCCCTGTCCACCCTCTGTGATGCTGAAGTTAATTGCACTTGTATCATCAACGGCGGAGACGTTACCATTTGCTCCAGATCCAGAAGACGCAATGAAGTTTACCGCATCACCGACCTTGTGTCCAATACCAGCAGTTTGTATTTCAACACCTGAAAGTACACCTGTGTCATTGAAGACAATGCCTTCTACACTGTCGTCTTCAGCTGTAACAATTTCACCATCTGAAAAGGTACCAATGATATCTGAAAGGAATAGCTCAGAGATTTGAACACCAAACCGCTCAATGATCTCGATACGTTGCGCGCGACCTGTCGCTCCCGAAGTCCCGCCTGTGACGATCTTACCAAGGAACAATCCTCGAGCAGCAGTCAACCCTGTTAATTGAACGCTTGTCTCTTTCAGCCAACGACCATCAGATGTTTTGAGGATATAATCGCCCGGGAAGTAGACGTCAATGTCTTCATCGAACATAGCACGGAACAGGAACTTGTAGCTCGCAGTTGAGCCTTTCGTTCGATAGAGATCAGTGATACGTTTCGCGATGAGGCGCTTGTCTGCGACCATGAAGTCAGGAATAGCACGGAAAATCTCACGCTTCAAGAAGTCGAGGAACGCGTCTGTCGTCGTGTCGATATCCTGATTCTCAATGAGCTTCTTTGTGGCGTGCATAGCATTGCCGTCACGTTCCATCCACTCATAGTACGCTTTGATGAATGCCTCGAACTTAGGCCCATCTTCCTTCACGAAATCAGGGATCTGATCCGTGACGAGTGCTGAAATTTTCTTATCGGCAGCTGCCATTATTTTTGCCTTGTTTGTCGAAAAACCGTTACAAGTGATGAAATCCCGTTATTCTGGGACAAAAATGTCGAAAAACGATTAGTAGATAATGCTTCCTGTTTGCGACTGTAGCAACGCCGCAGTCTGACCACTTGTATTAATATCTTTGAGTGTTGCAGATACCTTGCCTGTGTTATCGTCAATGACGTTGATTACTACATCAGCAATAAGCAACAGCTGATTTCTCACAGTGAAGACATTGCTTTCCAATGGAACCATGTTGACTTTAACTTCACTACCGCTATAAGCAGTAATCAGCTGATTGTCTAACTGGACCAGACCGGTAGCGTAATCAATAGTGCCAGCAGTAGTGGAGATATAAGTTCTGCTGTTGTTTTGAATGAAATAAGATCTGATATTTCCTTTGCCGTCATCATCATAGTACGCCGTCTTACTGCCTGTAGTAAAGCTTGAGGTTGAAATTGCATAAAGATGTCCTGAGTGAGGGTTACTGATTGCGTTGTTGAACGCTAGATTATATGCAGTCGCTGCTGTGGTTACAGGAGTAAATCTCTTTTGGTAGAGAATATCAGCTAACGTACCGACGATTGAAGTATCCGCGTCATCGATTGATTTGGTAAACTTGCTCAAATAGAACTTAGAGTCAAAGTTCGTGAGGCTGTCTGTTTCGTATGCAATGATCTTCGTTGCAATTTTATCGGCAATTGCAGCTGCAGACTCTGAAGTATTGTTTGGATTATAACGAACATTAACCGTTGGAACAACATAAAGGAACGTTGCATCAACAAAGACTGGCTCAATGGATAGCATGTTGCGCGTGATCAAACTTGACTTGATACGATCTTTGATTTGATCAGCAGCAATGTTGCCATCCGTTGGCTTCATTGAAACGTAAATACGACCATAGATCGGTGGCTTATTGTCCTCCCCACCCCAGACGCTCACTGCCTGAATGTCTCCGTTTTCGTTGAGGATGACTGTCTTGTAATCCGCTTTGGTCACCAATCGCCCTTGTGACTCAAACGCGCGCGGAGCGTTGTATTTGATTGACGTAAGGCTCTCCTGATTGGCTCCGCCTGATGCTGCAGACGATGTGGAGATCGAGAACGTCGAATAGCCACCCACTCTGCCCGTCGCAGTAAAGTTGTTTGCGCCGTTTGTAAGTGTGCCTTCATTGATACGATAGCTAGCAATCACGATGTTGCCATTCTTTAGAGCCTTACCAAACACGCCATCGCCAAAGATCAGTTCATATTGACTGTCTTCATTCTCTTGAACAAAGAACATCTTTGTATTCGCAACAACAGCAGAGAGATCTGATGCTACCTGATACGATGAAGTGGTTGAATTAGCTGACGACTCTTGTACCTGTACACTCAAACTACGTATATCAACCTTTGGATTAGGAATGACGTAACGAATAGGACTTGACGTGCTCACTGTAAATCGATGAGTCAAAGGCTCACCTTGAATAACTGCAACATTAGCAGAGTAAACGCCATTGTTGTCATCAATATATGTGAGCTGAGGCACAACAAACTTATAGGACTTGTTGTCGATTGTCGAGGTAAACGCTGTGTCCTTGGCAATCGTAATACGTGCGGGAGTGTCTACTGCTGTAACGGTTAATTGTAGGGTTGCTTCTGAACCCTGAAAGCTACGAGGCGTATAGCCGAGCATCTTTGCGCGTGAAACGATGTTGTTCCGCAGCTGTGCGGAGTCAAGGAACATCTCATTGCCTACCATATTCGTATAGAACGAGGTATGGTAAGTATTATATGCCATGATATCCAGGAGCATTGACAACGTAGATGACTCGAAGTCATAGTCATTGAACTCACTCTGAGAGCTCAGGTAATCACGTAGACTACTCTTGATACTACTGAAGTTCAAGTCTGTTACACGGACGACGCTATTTGCTGCCATTATCGGATTCTTTCGTTTTTATAAGCATCAGGAATAGATTTTTTACTGAGCGTATAAGGTTTACTATATCCTGTTTCTTTATGAGTCTTTATCATTTTGTTGGCACTTGCCTTAGAGCCATGTACTGTAGTCGTTTTGACTCCGTTTCGAGTACCATTATAAACCAACCACACCGATTGAGTTTCTTTTATGAAATCTCTGAATGCCTTCATTATCGGATTCTCTCAAGTGCTATGTTTAAGGTAACTGGTTCTGTTCGATTGACGGGCTTGAATACTATCTGAACAAACAGGTCGTTTTCATCTTCATTGGGTGTCACAATAACCTCTAGCAACTGTGCTCTTGGTTCAAACGCTTGGATCGTGTCCTCAATACGTTTAGACATCTCCGCGCGTAATGAAGGCGAGAAGTTTTCAAATAAATATGCCTGGACATTACCACCGAACAAAGGGTTATATGGACGTTCATATTTATTCGTAAGGATCAGGTTCTTCACGGCTCGCTTAATCGCCTCGGCATTCTCGAGTACCGAAACACGTTTGTTCACCGGGTGGGCTGCAAAAGAGATGTTGAGATCTCTATAGACAACGTCCTTCGTCGGTGGGTTTGCTGCGCCTGATCGATATGCTGCCAATTAATCAAACGCGAAGACGTCCGCGCTCCCTGTTGTTGCGTCTGGATCACAATGTGGAGACACAGGACACAGATCATCTGGTTCAGCCGTGCTTCCATTTACGACCATCTCAATGTTATTTATATAGACAGTGCCGGGGTTTATTGAGGCTTCTAGCCCTCCATTGCCATGACTGTTGGGATCACCCAATACTGCAATTAATTTGCTGTTGGCGTAGACATTAGACTGTAATCCAACAACTGTAGTTGCACCACACGCTCTATCATCTCCGTGTCTGTGTACTCCTGGCATTATAATCCTTCCAATTCTACTGCAGCGACATATTGTGAAGCCTTATAACTATCAACCATCTCTGTGATTATAGGGTTGACTGGTGGTCTCCATGAAGGAACATCAGGCAATGATGGTAACGCTATAGGTAACGCTGATGGGAATGAAATGTCTGACCCTTTGGTTAGAAAGGAACCGTCCGACAATATAGAGATATTAGGCACAAGGGCGCAAACATCAAACCCTGCCGTTCCGATCAAATCAACGATGCTATCCAAATCGAGACCAGGAACTGATCCATACGATCCGCTGACGCTGGATAGTTTTGAAGCAAAAGCCGCAGCATCTCCTGCGAGAGCAGCCAAGCTGGTGATTTCCGTGATCAGATTCGAGACTTCTGGCAACCCAGCCGCGTCGGTGACCTTCGACAATAAACCCGCAATTGGTCCAATTTGACCTGTAAGAGCTGATTTGATCGTCGCAATATCTCCAGACAATCCTGTTGCGTTCGCTGCTTCAGACAAGATCGTGTTCTTGATCGATGAAGTAGACGATAATAGGTTGCTAAAATCTGTGTTAATTCCACACGCCATGATATCTCCTTATGACGGATTAATGTCGACTCGAGTAGGACCAACGATAGTCAACGTTGTGCCAGACTCGAATAATAGGTTGCTTGTCGTCACGAATGAACCCGTTGATCCAGCGCCCATATTGAAACGTCCACCAGACTTGTACATGATATTACCAGAGATTGCTATCGCTTCATTTGATAATACAATACGACTATTATCTTTTGTCACTGTTAATTCATTTTTACCTCCAACGAAAACACTATTGTCTTTGCCTATCTTAGATATTCCTGCGGAGCCAACATTTTCAGTTCGATCAGCACCAACGTTTGTTGATTTATTACGACCAACTTCCTTAATTTCACTACGGCCGACCTTCGTAACCATGTCACCTGTAACAGATAGGAAGTAATCACCACCAACTTCATGGTAAAAATTTCTCTTTGTCATTAGCTTTACATCGCCAACGACAGTCATATTCACTGAACCTTTGACGTAGACGTTATCATCTTGAGCATAGATTTCGTATCCATCACCAACGATCTTTGAAACCTTGGCGCCATCAGGCTGAATCTCTGTAAATGTGCCCGACGAATGATACCAATGAAGGCGCTGGGCGCCTGGAGTATCGTCCACTTCTTGTACGTGTCCAAATTGTGTTTGTGTGACAGTATTATACGGATACGTTGTACCGACTGATATTGGATAAGAACCGGTCGTTTGTCCACCATATCGAGGATTTGGCTCGCTCCAGCTGATCCGGCCAGACGTATATGTCGCGGATGATTTATTCGTCATGTTGCCAACGGATGGTGCTACAGCAGTAGGAATGTTAGTAACGCGCGTAAATATTTTCTCCAGCACATGAGGATCTATATTCGACTCAGACCCACGCGCAAGTCGCGGAGTATCAGGCTCGCCCACGTATGACTCAATCGGGAAGACGCCGTTCAGATCATTGAAGCCTTTTGTCGTGTCGGGCGTCGATTGAGGAATTCCAGCGAATGATCCCATCACCATCGGTTGCTGTGCGTCGGCGCCATCTAAGAAGAAACCCATCACCCATGAGCCATGCTTCAGCCCCGTAGGTGACGTTCCTACGCCCGATACTGCGGCGCTTGTGATAGGCTGTAGACATTGAGCCCAAGGCAAATCGCTCGTTGATAGGTCCTCGAGTACGTCAGTATGCCATCCCATACACCTCACGCGCACACGTCCTAGCTTCAATGGATCGCCTACATCTTCGACAACGCCAAAGAACCATATGAAATTGAACCCTAGGAAATCCTTTTCTAGCTTATTCATGACCAATCATCGCCCTCATTTAAAATTGCAT